GTCGTCGCCACCTTCGTGAGCCGCTCGCCGGTCGTCAGGTAGACGCCGAGATCGTCCGAAAAATCGGCCCCGTTGGCGACCGTGACGGCGGCCGTCGTGACGGTGCCGGCCTCATTGTGCGCGACGACGAGCGCGCCGACCGCAACCTCTTCGCCGAAAAAGATGTCGGCGTAGAGCGAACCGAAGATCCGGCCATGCGCGGCCCGCCCCTGGATCGTCGCCATACCGGCGGCGCAGAGCGCGGGAAATTGGTTCTCGCCGTGCAGCGTCTTAATCTCGCGGTTGAAATCAATCGAGACGTTCTGCAACAGCCCGAATTCTTCGGGGCTGGTGCCCGAGGAGTCGGTTCGTATGCCGTACATAATGCCGGCGGAAAATATGGCTTGTGTCATCGCTGCTCCTTTCTCAGCGCCCCGCGAGCCGGCGCTTTAATTCGGCGCAAGCTTTGTGGGCGACGTTGTAGGTGTCGGTGTTTTTCGCAATCGCGGTGCGCACGATGCACTCGTTAAACCAGGCATCCACGAGCTCATCGACGCTCTGCGCGGGTTGCGACTGTTGTTGCTGCCGGGCTTGCGTTAGCCGGGAGCCCTCGGGCGTCGGCGTGGTGCTTCGTTCGTCGCTCATGGTGTTCCCTTTCTCCTCTACCTCGGGACGATCATCACAATCGGGATCACCGCGACGGCCTGGCCGTCGGTGTGCCCGGGCGCCTTGAAAATCTGGCCTTCAATCCAGCAATTCTCGACGACGCCGCCGAGGTCTTGCACATTCGTCACGGGATCGGGCCGGAACGCCGCTTCGATAGCGTCGAGCAGTGCGTTGAGCGCCTTTGGCCGCGAGTTGTCGGGCCGCTCCTCGCCCTTCGTGTAGATCCAGAGCTCGGCCGCCATCTTCGAGGGCCGCGGCATGTTGTAGGGATCGGCCGGCATATCCTCCTCGCCGTCGACGACATAGAGCGCCGGCTGCGGCACGGTTGCCGACCAATGCGCCAGATCGCGGCTACTGCTTTTGAAACCGGCGGCGCTGACGGCGAGATTGTAGAGCGCGGTCATCACCGCCTCGCGATCCGCCGGCATCACTCGCCCTCGGCGAGCGCGGCGAGCACCGCATTGCGGATCTCATCTTCGATCTGCTGCTGCATCGCGCGAAACGGCCCGCGGATAAAGAGCCCCTCGCGCAGCCGGGCGGTGCGCATATAGCGGTGCACTACCTGATCGATCCCGCGGTGCCGCCGCTGGTGCGCCCGCACCGTGAACCGGCCCTTGCGCCCCGGTGCGCCGTATTCGAGCGCTCCGATCTTCGCCGCCTCGATCCCGCTCGCCGCGGCTACGTCGACCGTGGCGCGCACAAAGCCCTCACCCTGGCGGATCGTCGTCTGCCCGAGCTCACGCGCGAGGCGCCCGGTGCGGCGCGGTGCGGCGGCCCGCTGCCGCTGCACGATCTGCTCGCCGAGCTCGCCTATCGTGCGCACCAGGCGGGCGCGCAGGCTCTCGGAGAGCCGCTCGAAGCGCAATGCAACGTCGCGGTCGCCCGTGATCGTGACGTAGAGATCGGTCATGCGAATACCGGCCGCATGTAGTGCCGCAGCAATTGCGCGACGTCGGCCGGCAATCCCGAATCCATCGGCATATTGCCAATCCAGAATTCTTCGCGGCCGTAGGTCGGCCCCTCCCGCACGCGGAGATAGGGATCGCGGCCGTGTACGCTGTTTTGCAATGTCACGACGCGCAAGGCGGCGGACTCGATGTCGTCCGGTATGTCGGCGTAGCCGGCGCTGAAATCGACGACCGTTTCGGCGCCGCCCCAGGGCCAGAACCTAACGGTTTCCCGCCACACCATGCCGGGCTCGGCGTCGAGTATGTAATCGGTGACGGCCACGCCATCCTCGGTGAGCACGGCGATCTCCGTAACCGGCCAGGCCGAGAGGATCAGCCCGCGCACGTATGGCGGGCAATAATCGGCGAGGTAGCGGTTGCGGTAGGTCTGCAACGGGAAGATGCGCTGCGTGTAGGTGTGAATCTGCGCCGAGGCTTGGCTGATGTAGCGGGTAAGGCGGGCGTCTTGGGCGGTGTTGTCGGCGGCGATGCCGAGCTCCTGCTTGACGGTTTCGAGCGTCACCAGGGCGAGGCTCTCGGCCGGCGTCAGCACCGAGACTATGCGCCTCATTTCGGCGGTTCCAGCACGACCGGCGGGCGCGGCGGCCGCGGCGGCTCGGCGTCCTTGCCGTCGCGGCCGCGGTTGACCGCGAGCGCCCAATTGTCGGAACTCGTCGGGCGATCCTTTCCCGTCACGTCGGCGACCGCGACAAACAGCGACCCGCCATAGGTCGCCCAATCGCCGCGCCGGTACTCGCCGGGCTTCCACATGCCCTTCCAGAGATCGGCGGCGGCGGCCGATACCATGCCGCGGATCGCGTCGGCGTTGAGATCGCGGGCGAACCCGGCGCCGAGGCTCTTGATCCGGCCGTCGGTGTAGGTCAGCACGAGTTCCCCATCGCGGCCGATAAACGCCTCGGCGATGCCGGCGCCGTCGAGCCCGTCGCGGCCGTCGATACCGTCGGCGCCGTCCTTGCCGGCGAGGCCAGGCGCCCCGTCCTGCCCCGCCGCGCCGTCGCTACCGGGCGCCGCATCGGCGCCGGGCGGGCCATCCTTGCCGGCGGCGCCGTCGAGCCCATCGCGGCCGTCGGCGCCTGGTGCGCCGGGTTCGCCATCGCGGCCGTCGGCCCCGGGCATCCCGTCGCGCACCGTCGCCAGCGACGCGGCGACCCGCGCGGTATCGGCGTCGGCGCGCTCGCGCAATTGGCCGGCGAGGATCGCCGCGTCGGCGCGGAGCTCGGCGAGCGCAGCGCGGCCTTCGAGCGCCTGCCGGTCGAGCTCGAAGCGCATTTCGCGGCGCAGTTTCCCCAGGTGCTCGCCGATCACGTCGGCGATGTCGGCGGGTTCAAGCGGCATGGGATATTTCCACAATGCGCGCGACCCGCTCGGCGAGATCGCGGCGCGCGGTATCGGCCGGCGGCGGGTTGGGCGCCGGGGCTGCTTCGCCCGGGGCCGGTTTTGTCGGAACCGGCGCCGTCGGCGGTGCGGTCGGCATCTCGCGCGCGGCGAGGATCGTCACCGGCCAGTTTTGCTCTTGCAGGAACGGCACGTCGCCGCCGTCGACCGGCGGCAAGTTGACCTTTAGGCGCGCCTCATTCGGCGCGTAGATCGCCGCCGAGACGCCATCCTTGAGCGCCGCGACGAGCGCCTGAGTGTCCATGCGCAGAAGATTATCGACATCGAATTCGGTGCCGATGTAGGGCTCGGGGCCGACGCCCTCGCCGATGCCGAGCCCCTCATCCATGCAAAGCTCGACATCTTCGAGCTGCTTTTGAATGCATTGTGAATAGTATTCGAGGTTGAACGCCTGCACGTTGTTGTTGAGCGGCGCAGGGCCGATCCCGAGCTTGTGCTGCGGGACATGCATAACGCCGCAGACAACTTCGGCCGACCAGCGCAATTGATCGATAAGCTGCGCGTCCTGCGCGCTCATGGTTAACTGCTGGTATTTGAGCCCGCCCGCGAGCACCGCGACGTTGCCGTAATTCTCGCCGCCGTAATTCTGCCGCCATTGCTCGGTGAGCGCCGGGCCGTCGGAAACTTTTATGTGCTCGGAAGTTAGGACGCCGCCGGGCTGCGCGTTGTTGCCAAAGAACCGCGCCGAATTGCCCTGGATGCGCAGCCCTTGGGTTGCCGCGAGGCCGGCGGCGGTGAGCGGCGAGACACCACAAAGCGGGTGATAGAGCCCGGCGTGCATCCGGTCGTGAATGATCTCGCGGGCGGGGATAGTGACGGCGGCGCCGGTAGGGTTACCCCACGGGTCGGGCTGTACCTCGTAGAATACCGAACCGTCCGCTGCGATCAGCGGGCGAACCCGGTCGGGATCGAGGATGTAGAGCGCGGTCACGACATTGCGGCCGTCGCGCTCCTTCAAGACGTAGGTGTTACCCCGAGTGAGCTTTGAGAGAATCCAATGCTCCCAAAACTGGATGCGGTTCTGATAGTGGTTCGGCTTGCGTAGGACGGGCGAGAAGGCGGCGCGCTCTACTTCGCTCCATATTCCGCTCGCGTCGCGCTCAACTAGCTTGAGGCGCAATTTCGCGATGTCGGACGAAATCAGCGTCACACAGGCGAAAACCGCGTGGAATGACAATACGCTTTGGGCGTCGTACTGGATATTTCGCTGCCAGGCGCCGGTAAACGGCTCGCGAATGACCGGAAACCAGCTTGAGGCGCGGTTGAGCGGCTGTGAAACAGCCGGAACCGCCTCTTTGGTGCGCTCGGCGCGATTTAACGACAGCCCGAAGAGCCTCATTGCAGCGGGTCGCCCTCGCCGGGCTGCGGATCGGTGCGCGCGATCTCCTCTTGCAGCCGGTCGACGCCCCAGCGGCGATCAACTTCGAGCCCCTTCGCCTCGGCGAGCTCGCGCAGCGCTTCGCGCTCGTCGCGGGCCGGCGGCGCGGGTTGCGGTTGCTGCCGAGGCGTCGGGCCGGGCGCCTCATTCGCCCGTGCCTTTTTGACGCCGATCAGGGCGCGCGCCGTCATCGCGGGCGCCTCGAATTCATCGCCAGCCGTGAGCCGACGGGCCGCATAGCTGAACGAGCGGGTCGCGATCAGTCTCATCGCCAAATATCCATTCTAAAGCTCACTGGATGGCCTCGCGGGTTCCGCCTGGCGCAAACCCCCGGGAAACCGCTTCGGCCACCCAGCGGCCACGTCAGCGCCTAGCCGGGGATCGTTACGGCGGTCGGCGCCTCGCCCCACTCAACGCCCGTCAGATA